AAAGTCAGAATTATTAAAATTTGGTAAAAAGATAACACAAACCTCAATATATACTAGTGGAAAGGGTACTTCGGCAGCCGGATTGACAATAGGAATGGTCAAACTTTCTGATGGAACAATGATTGCACAGGCAGGGGTATTACCATTATGTTCTGGTGGATTTGCTTTCATAGATGAGTTTGACAAGATGAATAAACTAGACAGGAGTTCAATGCATGAGGCAATGGAACAACAGACAGTATCTAGGGCTGTAGCTGGTACTCAATTAACCCTACCTGCAAAGACAAGTATATTGGCAGCAGCGAATCCAAAGTTTGGTAAATACGATCCAAGAGAATCATTGGGTGAGAATATAAACGTACCTCCTGCATTATTGTCAAGGTTTGATTTAATATGGCTTATCAAGGATAAAGTTGATTCCCGGATTGATTTGGCAAAGGCATCACATATACTTGACTCTTATTCTGATGATACAAAGATTGAGAAACCATTTCTAAGCTCAAGACAACTTATGGGCTATATTAACTACGTCAGAGAGCAGAAACCAAGACTCTCACCTGTGACAAGGCGAGAGATATTAAAAATCTATGAAAAGATGAGGACTTTATCAAAAGAAGACGAATCTGCATTGGCAATAGGAACTAGACAGCTTGAGGCATTAATTAGACTGTCATTAGCACATGCAAAACTGTTGTTCAAAGATGAGGCAGACGTAGAAGATGTAGGTGCTGTAAGAGAGATATTTGTTGACATGTATAAGACATTTGGACTTGACTTGGATGAAGGTAAGTTTGACCAGACATTACTGAGTGGAATCACAGGAAGAGAGACGAAGGAACAGGTTGCTAATCGCCTATGGACAGAAGTATCAGATGCAAACGGTGATGTAATGCTACCAAAGTTTATGTTCCAACTTGCACAGACGGATGAGTTTGATGAGTCTCTTGCAAAGAAGTTGTTTGACAGGTGGGATAAGAACTGCTTGGTAAGAATGAATACCAATGGAACTTGGAGGAAGAAATTATAATGGTTGCTAGATGTCGTGGAATATGTGATTTGATAAGGTTGAAACAGATAGTAAAAAGACCGAAAAGGTTGCCATATCTGACACATAGACAGTGTAGAGTATGCAGTATATGGTTTGATAGGAATGAATACACTCATAATAGATGTCCATGCTGTAGTACAATACTTGCTATACTCCCAAGAGAAAACGGAAAGAAGAAAATATATAGAGAGATGTTGCGTGAAAATGGACTTTAATGTAGACCAACTAGAAGGTGTTGGTGCTGTAACAGTAAAAAAACTGAAGGATTTTGGTGTCACATCATTAATTGATATATGTATAAGAGGATCAAAGGAGATATCAGAAATAACAGGAACAAACAAGGCAAAGTCAGATTCGTGGGTGTTTAAGGCACAAAAGATGCTTGAAGAAAATAACATGATACGAAAGACTGATATGTCCACATTGGATTTATTAGAGTACCAGAAAAATATAGACACACTACCAGTAAAATGTGAGGCGGTAGACAAACTGATAAGCGGTGGTGTCAAGCCAGAGTGTATCTACGAAGTATATGGGGAATTTGGCTCTGGTAAAACACAATTCTGTCTTTCACTTACTGCTGAGGCAATCCACCAAAAAAAAAGTGTTGTTTGGGTTGATTGTGAAGATACATTTCGACCATCAAGGGTTATTGAAATACTAAAGGCAAAGGGATATGTTGAAGATGATGAAGAAGCGAAGAAATGCTTGGAAAGAATATATTATTTCTTTACACCAAATACAGAACAGTTAATGGGTACTATAAATGCATTATCAGATGTATTAACGGAAAAGAAGCCAAGACTGGTGGTAATAGATGGCTCTATAGGTCAATTCCGGGAAGAATATCTTGGAAGGGGAACATTGGCAGATAGGCAAAATCAGATAGCTAGGCTAATGACGCACTTGAAGAATATATCGTTTTATTTCCGTTGTACGGTTGTATTCACAAACCAAGTACAAACAGATCCAAGTATAATGTTTGGTGATCCCACAAAACCAATAGGTGGTAATATTGTTGGTCACGCAAGTACATATAGGATTTACTTCAAGAAATCTGGCAGAAAAAGAATAGCAAGAATGGTAGACAGTCCTGAACATCCGCAAGGAGACGCACCATTTACACTTGATGCTAAAGGAATATCAGATGTAGAAGAATAACCTATATAAGTTACAAACATTTATATACTCTGTGTTTAGGCTAGATCTAAGTCATATGCTGAAAACTTGGCGAGGTTACAACGTACCTGCATTGATGCCTATCACATAAAAAAATGAATCCTAGACAAAGAATGAGATTCAGCAATAGAAAGGCTGTACTCTGGTTATTAGATAATGGATATGATGATATTTGGCTGAAACCACATGGTAGAAGACATGATTTGGTTTACACTACTGGAGAGTGGTATAGGGCATTAGATCTTTGGAATTTGTTTGATGGAATATGCCTTGACAAGGGGGGTAAACTAGTCCTTTTACAGATAAAAACAAACGCTTGGGCTAAGGAAGCTCCAATAAAAGAGTTTCTTGTAGGTAAACACGGCTTTTCTGCAATGTCTATAAACGTAAAATATGGAAAAAAGTGGACTGTGAGCGTAAGAGAGTATAAAACTTAAATACAAACAGTATAACAAAATTATATTGACACATCATAATGTAGTAGTAGGTGGAGTTTGTAAGTTATGCGGACACCCACAAAAAACACATGAGGACAACAATGGTTGCACTGATTGTGAATGTACTGCAATAGGTTCATATTAGAGTAACATTTATATCCCCTATGGAGAAGAACTCGAAAGGTGATATAATCGGTGCTGGTGAAAAAACAGCATTGTCCATTCTCCAAGACCTGTTTAAGGGTTGTACTATAAAACCACAGTATCCGTTAATCAAATTATTAACAGAGGAGTATAAAGACTCATTATCAGAAAGTTATTTGAAGCATAAGGTGGATATTATGATATTCAGACCTACTGACAAGACTATTGCTGTGAGAGTTCAGGGTAAGACTCATAAAGGCGTATTAAAGTCGGCAAGAGACACAGTACAGAAAAAGATATTGGAATGGCATAATTGTATAGTTGTAGACTTGAGTTGGGAGGAATGTCCATATTTATTCAATGAGGAAAAGAGTGAGAACAGCTATTTAGAGGTTCTTAACGCATTTAACCAAGCAGGACTACACTTATAATTACTTATACAGGTCTTTAGGTGCATCTGTCTTTATTTCTTTATCTTCTTCATCTTCCTCTTTATCCTTTTCTTTACTTTCTAAATACATACTATATAACTCATGCTTCTGCTGTGATAGTTTCTCTTGTACCATTAGCATAGTTATCTCTACTTCAAGGAAGCTACACTTGTTATCAATGAAAGCCTTATCCAACACCTTATCCATTTTGTTGTAAAGCTTGTCTATTATATTCCATCTTGGCTCGTGATCGTGTTCTGGGGGCATACTCATTCTGGCATATTATTTTATTTAAGTTTATGCCTCACTTTTGCTACAATAGCTAAGGTAATACCTATTATTGGTATCAATTCTAGGGTATCAATTCCATATAGGAAGAAATCTACAAACATACCATGATTATGCAAATAACCTCCTCCAAACACACATTCTAAAGCCCACCAAGAATGGGGTATTTGGGCATATAGGATAATAGCCGATATTATGAGGCTTTTAGCCATATGCCTCTCATACCAGTCGAGGAACTTAGTAATGGGCGTGACCATGATTACAGCAAACCTTATTATTAAATAAAGTTATGGAATTGTATGGGTTGCACAGTAGATTTCAAGGTAGTGGGAGAAAATCGTGGATTATTCTATGAAGAAACCAGCCGTTGTCTAATATACCTCAGTAACCATGAAAACTTAGAAGATATATATAAGACCAATACCCATGAGGTAATACACTATTGCATCGATGAATTTGGTGTACAAATTGATGAGGAGCAGGAGGAGAAACTAATATTTAATATCCAGTGGGCAGAATACTCCATAGCATGAAAGAGTGTGAAACAATATTTAAATTCGGAAAGGCAAGAGAGGTTGCTGCGTTCAGTCATAAGTTAAACAGGATAAGAATAAATCTAAAGTATGTTGAAAGCACTGAACATTTGTATGAGGTTATAGAACATGAGGTTCTTCATAAGACGTTGGCTGATTTATATCTTCCCATAGATAAAGAGCATAGTCTTATACACTCAATACAGTGGGCGACATATATGATACCGGATTGTTGGCAGGAACATGCCTGACTTTATTTCTTACCAAGCCCTTACAACACATACATCTCTTCCTACCTAGATTTTTTTCTCGGAACAGATTTTTTTCCCAAACAAATTTTCCGCACCCCTGACAATAATAATACAACCCGTTTTTTTTCACAAATGTTAAACATAGGTCGTTGCACATATACAACTTCTATTAACAGATGTATTAAAAGGATTCCATAGAACTATGAACTCTACTTGCCAGTGTCGGTGAGAGTTGAACTATGAACTCTACTTTTAGGGGAGGGTGAGAGTTGATAACTATGCCACCTAATTCCAAATGCAGCAGCAACCGTTTCCTCAAAGGATAAACTGTAACTCTCACATGAAGACTTGCGAGAGTTGATAGTTAACACAATAATCAGATATATAAACGTTGGACAATACATGTTGCGATCAATCAACTCTAATAGACTCAACGTGAGAGTTGACAGTTAACACAACAATCTACCATTTCGTTCCTGTAAGTGAGAGTTAGCAACTGTAAGAGTAAAGTTACCCCTGTAGCTACGGGAAGCCTCTCCGTATGTGAGAGTTGTTTTAGGCACGGAATTGAAAGACCACCGATCAGTGAGAGTTGGGGGGTTAAACATAGCAATACATATATTAGAAAGATGTGTGTGAATAAGCTTATGTCGTTAAGTGAAAGAGAGAAGTTACTGTTTCACATGCTAAGCTTCTTAACTACTGCGACTTTAGCTCCCGACATGACAAAAGAAGATGTGGGGAATCTATTGGTTATGATAAGAAAGGAAAGGTGTAGGAAGTTAAGCGACAAACAAGTACATGAATTAAAGGAAGATCTTACTATGGAGTTCCTACTAAGTAAGCCCATGTATGAGGAAAAAGCCCAAGAGATTGTTAACGAGTTCGGCAGAAACTTTAAGGAGTATCTCTAATGTTCTGTCATGTGTGCCTAACGGAGAGTGTTAAGGGAGAGATAGGTAGCCTTAAACTATGCAACGAATGTTTCGATAAGATAAAGGAGTTTTGGGATAAGGAAGATGTCAAACGATACTAGGAATTGTAACCAATGCGGTAAGGAAGAACAAAATAGGACTAGATTAAGAAACTATTATAGACAGAAAATAAGAAAGAATGGATTACGCTGTTTGGTATGCGATAGAGATATACAGCAAATTTCAAAGAGAAAGTATCTTAACAAATACTGTTCTGATAAGTGCATGGTGTTACACAATAAAATAAAACATGGTCAGAAAACTGTTAGAATAAAAATACCTGTTAAGATTGGATTGATGAAACATGTGATAATACCTGTTAAGGACATTCCCCTGTTGTTTCCACAGTGAGAGTTAAACATTACATTCGAGAGGATTGGAACTCAGGCGGAAACGCACACTACTAGTCAAAATCTAACTCTCACCTTTATATATAATAGGCGTGTTTGAAGTATATCACTAGCGACACAAAACATATCACTAGCGATAAAAAACGTATCACTAGCGATACAAAATAACCATGTTACTAGCGATACGCAATTCTAACGTGAGAGTTGAACTTTAAGAACTGTATTTGCATCATCTACAGGATGAAGCAGATGAAGGCAATAACAGTAATAACTAACAACTCTCACAGCCGGAAGCAGTAAGAGTTGTGATTTATAAAAGACTAGGTTGAAAAGAGGCTGCATTAGGGTAAAGCCCTTACAACTGTCAACTATAACATCCGCCCCTGTGAGAGTTAAACAATATCCTAAAAATTCGCCTAACGAACCAGAAGCAGAGAGGCGTTGTTAAACGCCAACTCTCACTGTATCCATGTGAGAGTTAACAACTGTAAAACTTTTCGCGTATCACCGTCACGCGTCAAAATAAACATGAGTTATCAACTCTCACTAGTATCCTTGTGAAAATTTACAATACTTGGCGAACTAATGATT